GCCTCCTTTTAAGGAGCCAGAGTGCGATGGCCGGAAGCTGCACCTGATCGGTGATGGAGTCGAATCAAATCCGGAGCCGCAATGACGCAGCCTTTAAATCTTTCAGCCGGAACCAAAAACGCGCTGGTAAGCGGGAGGCGCGAAACCGGCACGGGGATCGGTGGGCTCAGTCTTCATTGTGAGCAATTTGCAAAAGCTGGAATGCGAATTTTGTTCCCGAGGCCGAGGCAGGGCCCAGGCAGAAAAGTTCAGTCGGCGATGGGGGTGAATCAGCTAAGTGGCGGAAACCACGGCAAAATGGCGCAAACAATTCGGGATTTTCCGGTTATTTGCTGGAAGGGCTGGGACTGGCGAGGCTCTGGTAATATCGACTGATCGCACTAATGCTTGGCGAGCGTTCCAGCCCGAATTTCTCGATACATTTTGTCCGAATATCAGCGTAGTTGAGGCGCTGTTCTAAGCCTGCGATTACCAACTTCTCGATCTCTATGTCGCGATAAATTCGCGACCTTGATCGCCTCGCATAATTCTCGGCCATCAACCCCGGTTCCTCGGATTCCGCTGAATCTCTTGCATCCGATCGGGCATTTCGTGCCTGCTGAACGTCCTGACGCGAATGTCTGCGGCCTCTTGCCCACCTGCACGCCCGGCATCACGCGCGATAGCGCCGAATTTGCCCTCATCATCGATAAACAAGTTTATATCAACCTGCGTCCGCTGCGGCGCATTGTTCACGGGCACGATGCTGTTGCGCCGAGCCATATAGTTTAGCGGCGACGGTGCACCGCCGACCTCGCCGCCGCCGGCATAGCCCGGCACGCCACGGCGCATCGCCTCGACCACGGCCACACCGCCGTGACGGCTCACGTCGTCCTGGCTCCAGACGACTTCGCCCTTGTGGACGATGCCGGCCGGTTCATGCTTGCCGCCCGGCCCGGTGTAGCCGCCTTCGTCGAAGCCGAGCCACTTCAGCAAGCCGCCCGAGCTGCCGCCGCCGCCGCCGAATGCGCCGAACAGTTTCGACAGCATCGCATCGAGCGCCTTGTCTCCAGCCTTGTCGATGATCTTGTTGAACGCGTTGACGCCAACCTTGCCCATGATGTCGAGCGCACTGGTGCCAGCCTCGATTTCGGTACGGATGTCGCGGAACGCGCCCGATCCGAGATCGAAGGCGGTTGCCTTCAGCTCCTTCATCGACTCGTTGAAACGGATCGACGTCGCCAGCGCGCCATCGAGCTGCGAGGCGACGTCATCGCCATAAGCACCGCGCAACTGCGAGGCCACGTTGGCATCGAGCGAGGTGCGGCCGAGCTGGCTGAGATCGAAGGCTGCGTTGGATTTCAGGTTGGCCTCGGCCGCCTTCTGTGCGGCCGCGCCGAACCGGCCCGCGAGCTTGTCGACCGCCGCCGCGTATTCATCCGTTTTCTTGATGTTCGATTGCGTGGCAGCTTCGCCGAGGATGTACTCGGCGCGCAGCTTCGCCGCTTCACCGGCCGACTTGCCGACCGTGAGCGCCTCGGCTTCCTGGGCGGCCGCCTGACGCTGGAGCGATTTCGTCAGGCGGTCGTAATCGGTGGCCTGTTGCTCGATGCCGAATTTTTTCTTTTGCTCATCGTTCGCTTCGCCACGCAGGACCGCGATGCCGTCTTTATTCTCTCCGGCTCTATTTTGTAGAGCAGCGGCTGGCTGGCTTGCTACGAGAAACTGGGCTGCAAGTTTTGCAAGCTCGGGTTTCGTGACGAATGCCGCCTTGCCGATCGCAGCGATTTCCTCCTGATACACTTTGACGTCGCCACTGCCGGACGCGATGCTGGCATTGAGGCCGTCCACGGCCTTGCGCAAGGCATCGTAGTTCCGGAGCGTGTCGTCCTGGACATTCGGTGCCGCCCACGTATTGACTCCGGCGAAGAAGTTGCTGCGATCGAAGCCCGCGGCGATACCTTTCGCCGCCTTCTGCAAATCGGCCTGTAGGCCGGCCAGATTCATCTGTAGGAGGAATTCGGTGACGGCCTTGCTCTGGGTCGCGAAGTTGCCGGCGTCTCCCGCCGCGCCTTTGTAGGCGTCCCTGACGACACCGATCAGCCGCGCTTGTTCGTCGAGCCGCTTGGCGGCGGTGTCCGCCCCGGTGTTCGCCACGCTGTAGAACAGCGTGGCGGCAGAGACCGCCAGACCTATCGCGCCCGGAAGGGCGGCGATGCCGACCCCGCCACGCACGAGGTCGTTGAAACTCTTCGCGAGACCGCCAGTGCCGGTGGCGACCTTTGCGAGGGCGTTGTCAACGCCCAGCGCCTTGGATGTCAAATCGCCGAGCTTCTGCGCAAAGCCGACAGCAGAACCGGCCGCGTTGTCGTTGGCCGCGCCGAATTTACCGGTGACGCCGATCGCCTTGTTGAAGGCGGCTTCAATTGCCTTCGACGTTTCGTCTGTGCCCTTGCCGAGATCGCCGATCGCGCGCGACGCCGCTTCGGCTGCCTGTTCGGCGCCCTTCGCATCGCCGTCAATGACCAGTGAGACGCGCATGGCTATGAGATATCTGCGATAGCAGATTCAAGAGCGGTGTAACCTCGTGACGCAACTTCATCGAAGCGAACCCACACACCTTGACTGTCCACATTCTCGACAAAGCCGGCAATCGAACGTGTGCCGCTGCCATCCGTCTTCGCCACTGTCTGGTCATCGACGACATATGCGGGCAAACCAATATCCGCCGCCGAAATTTGATCGGTCGGTGCAGAGTTGTTGTAGCAGAAGGTTCCGGGACGGACCTTAATAGTCAGATCCCCGGCAGAGCCGGCATTCTTGACCTGTTCTTCTGCGCGTCCCACTCCAATAAGGTTGAGCGCGGTTGATCCCTTGGTCGCATATCCTGCGGAGTTTCGCATAACGATCGCACCGGCAAAAATCGTAGTGGCAGCCGCGACATCGAGACTGACGATTCCGCCTTCTGAGCGGATGGTGTTGCGGTCATTGGTAAGGGCTGTCATTGGAAAACTCCGGACATCAATCGAGATAAGGTGTGACGATCAGCTTGGCGGTACCCTTCCATTCGTTGCTTTCGCCACCGGCCGCATATTCCGAGTTCAGCAACTTGAGAGCTGCACTCTCATTGGTAGAGCCGCAAACGAGGGTGTCCGGCATGACGCCCAGGAGTTTGCCAGCGTCGTCCTTGAAAGCCATCATTGCCGATCGGGCGGCCTTGTAGTGCGTGGCGTCGAGGGTTTGCTTTGATCCCCATGCGAGTTGCCAAAGGCCAAGACCGACGTTGCATCGCGCATCCGTCCCGTAAATGAATTCTTTGTTCATGAAGACGTTGTCGTCGGTCGCCTGATCCTTGCGGACCAACTGATAGGGTTTCCGCAATTGCCAAATGAAGGGTCTGATCGCGCGCGAGGTGTCCAGCAAGAACCAGGCTGCACCGGAGCCTCCATCGGTATTTGCGACGCTGGCAGGCGGTATCACGCCGTCGCCTACAGGATGGTCACTGTCAAAAAAATTCTGGCCGTCGAAGCAGATGGTAGTGAACGCATTTTTCAACAACGAGAATAGCAATTCATCTGGATGTGTTTTGGCCCTGCGTCCCATTTCGGAGAACATCGGTCCAAACACGCCGTACTGATCGTCATCGATGTCATCGCGCGGAACGCTGATCGTGCTTTCGAACGGCAAATTCTTCAGGGTGTAAGACTGGAGTGAAAGATTTTGCAGAATGCGCGGGCCAATCCATTCCCTGAAGCCTGGCATGGCTCCCATCCAGCCATAATTTTCCTGACGGGACGAACTGGGCACCGTCATCGCAACGGCATCGACGTGGCTTTTCGCACCTTCGAAAGCCTGATTGAAGCGCGTGTTAAAACCTTCGAACAGTGCATTCAGATTGGCTTGGTTGATGATCATTGGTCAGTACTCCTGCGCGATCCCGCGCGCTGTTTTGTTTTTGAGAAAAGCGTCGTGGGTTATGCCGAGGTTCGATGCGATGGCGATTTCGTCTTCGCTGAGCGTCTGAGAAATTTCTCTCTCCGACGGCAGCGAAGGAAGCTTGAGCGGCGTCAGGAGGCCTCGCAATCCACCTTTTGTTTTTGTGACGAATTCATCGAAGGCCGGCTTGTTAACGCTGCAAAGCGAGATGCCCCAGTCCCGTAGCCAAGGCAGAAGGTTCGCAGCATCGATCTGTGCATTGACATGATCCGTCGCGGCTTGGAGCGAAATGCCTTTGTTGAGTTTGTTGACCTCGGCTACCGCGCGTTCAAAGTCGCCGATCGGAACGAATTGGGCCGGATCGGGGGCGGCTGCATGCCGTGCGGTTGTGAGTTCGCCTATCTTCGCAAGGATGTCGTCGATGCTGGCGTCGTCAGGCAGGCCGAGCAATTGTCGAAGCTCCGGCAGTTTGTCCATTTCAGTTGTCTCCATGCTGGCCAGCGCCGTGAGCTGGTCGAGGTTCGGATTGTTGGTGAGTGACGCGCGAAGCAGAGTTTGGATGGTCCCGTCGCTTGTGTGGTGAAAAACGGGAGAGAGATAGCGATACTCGCGTTGCGCCACTTGCTCGCTCGCGCGGGGTGTCCAATCGACAAGACCCCAGATGCCATCTGCGCGGGCCTGCAATCCCTTGATCCAGCCGGCGGCGGGTGAGGGCTTGCCACTCGGTGCGGCGATGTCGATGGCGTGGTTGTAGTCGATGGGCATCAGCCGCTTGCCCGCACGTTCCCGGCTCGCGGTGATGACGGCTTGCGGATTGTCGAGCTTGTACGGACCGCGACCGTCGCGTCCCTGGAATGTGCCAGCGGGAAGCAGATGCACCCATTCATTGCCGGCGTCGTTGCGCGACATAAGTTCGATGGCGACGGAATCGGTGCCGGGCGCGATGAGAGGCATCAGTCATTTGCCTCCCGTAGCCGTTTTCGATGATGACTTACGGTGCGTGCGGAAATGCCGAGCGCTAGGGCAATCGTATTTATCGATTTACCCTCATTGGTAAGGTGGAGAATTTGAAGCTCTTTCGGGAGCAAAGGTAGCTCTACTTGCGCGCCGCGAGGCTCGGACTTCCCATTGATTGCGAAGTGTTTGGCAAGTTTGTTCGAAAGGTCAGGTCCGATCAGTTGAGATAGCCAGTGGCTCTCGGGAACTGTGCCGGGAATGTAGATTCGCGTGCCGCCTCGAACGGTGGCGAGGCAAAGCATGGCGTCAAAGCCGATGACGCCCCGAATCTCCCGCAACATCGGGGCTAGCGGCAGTATTGTTTGATGAGGGGCTGGTAGGCGCATTTTGTCCTGGATGGCGAGAACGGTCGCCCCACCCTTGCCCTGACGTCTCTCAGGGGTAAGGCTGACAGGTGTCAGCCCCACGCCCTTGGCTATGTGACGTCCCGAAATTTCCCGAAACGGACCCTTGCCACCGCTGCGGTGGCCCCTGACACCCTGGCTATGCCGGACCGGGCCAGAACGCCCACAGGTGCTTCAATTTTGCTTTCAAATAATTTGAGGCCTCCAAAGGAGCGGGCCGCTGGCAAAACGCACCAGCGGCCCGCTAATGGCGATCCCGAAATGTCCCGTTAATCCCGTTCGGCGGCGAGATCAGGCTCTTTCCCCCCAGCTATGGCGGAAACCCGGTCGCGGCATGCGCGCGCAAGCGTGTGGATTCGCGGCAGCATGATCGCATTCAACTCATCCGTGCTGTAGCCGCACAAGTCGTTTCTGTCGGCCATCTCGGCAGCAAAAAGCAACGTCGTGATGGCGTTGAGTTCGTCGATGGGTGTTTTCAGATATTCGCGCATCATGTCGGCAGCATACTCAGCCGAAAGGTCCAAAGGCGATCTGGCCTTCTCGGTGAAAAGGGCGGCATCAACGGCGTGTGGGAGTGCGTCGATGTCGATGGGATTCACGTTCCTCATCTCGGTATCCTTTCACTGTTTCGTTGTGGTGGTTGGTGCGGCGGTCTCAGATTGTAGGCCGACGATGTGGAGCGCCTTGCCGAGAAGCTCTCCATTCATCTTGAAGACGTCCATGAACGCGTTGTTCAGGTTGTTATTGAATCTGCGTAGAGAGCGCACGCCTTCAGGGCGGTGTGCGAATCCGGCGCAGCTTCGATGCTGGTTGCTAGGTTGGCCGAGCCTTGGCTTGAAAGCTGCGTCAGCTCGATAAATTCCGCCATCAGCAGCGGAAATGTGTTCGCGAACACACGCAGGGCAGCGAGTCGCTGATCAGAATCCAGCGTCTCGAAGTCGCAGCCACACTCAGTCTCGAAACGGGATTTCATTTCAAGGCACTCCTGTAGTGGGGGTAAACATCGAAGGCGTCGTTGATGTGTTGAATGTTGATCGGCTTGCCGGCGGCGAATTGTTGAGCCGCCCTCATGAGAGAGACGATTCCATCGACATAATCCTGCTGGCCGACGTTTCGCAGCGTCTGAAGGATGCGTTTGTCATCGACGCCAAATGCCGCCGCGAGAGCATCCGCGTCCCTGTCTTCGATTGTATTGATGGTGGTTCGCTGCTTGATGCGGCGGGTGAGTGAGTAGAAGTCGGCCTTTTTGGAACTGACGGTCTTGAGCAATTCTGCATTACCGCAAAATACGAACGTGATATTGAGTGCGTGATCGTGGTTGAGATTGGCAAAATCCTTCAGCGTTTCGATTTTCAGGTTTTGCGCTTCGTCGAAGATGATGATCTGGCGCTCACCATAAAAATAATCCTCAGCGTACCGCCGGAATCGATCGAAGGAAGTGGCGCGACTATGAGCCGGGCTGATGCCGTATGAATCGCAAAGCTGATTTATGACGTATGTGCTGTTGAGGCCCGCCGCTCTATCAAGCGTGAACATGCGAAAGGGATCGTCACCGCTGCCATTGAAGTAATGTTTGAGTGCAAATGTCTTTCCAACGCCTGGAACGCCATAGATAGCAGCGTTGTCTTCTAGCTGACTGGCGAGGTTGATCAAATCTAGGATGCGTTCGGAGACCGACGTTGAAACGAAGTCGATGACCGGTGCTGTTGAACCCATGCTGACGTGCCGATTCGGTTTCATGCGGATTTCCCGGGCAGGAGTTTGCGAGCGAGCTTTTTAATGCGATCGTTTTCCTTGACTTCAATTTTTGCTGCGGCTTCTTGCTGACGGTTGCGGCGCTCCGCTGGTGTTTCGGCGATGCCGTGCGCATGCTCGGCCGCTTCATCCGAAATACTGATCGTGCCGGCGACGGGTGCGGGCGATGGGATCGGTTGCGCTGAAACGAGGCGAACGATTTCTTGGTAAGGGTCTATGTCTGGCGTGTTCGCTCGCAGCTCGCGAATGCCGTCGCGGCTGGCGCGGTCCATCGCGGCGGCTTCGCGCGCGCCCGCTAGATCGCGGTGGCTGTAGTGTATTGCGCGCGTGGCGTATCCGATCGTGGTGCGCGTAACGGGATCGAGCAGCGGCAACACTGTAGGCTGCTCGAATTTTGGCGCGCGGATGATGATGCGGTCGCCTTGGAAAGCTTGTAGTTCACGGCATGTCCACTTCTCGCCCGCGTAGTGGATGCAGCCTTGGCGAGGGGTGCGAGGTTCGTCAGTGGCAAACACCGTACAAAGCTGGCGGACGTCGATTGTTACGCGTTCCCAGCCGGCCTGGATGGCGGCCTCTAGTTTCTGATTTGGTGAAAGACCTTTTAAAGCACCGATCTGAGGCTTCATGTGATAGAGCGCGAGGCAATTGCCGATCGCGATGCCGAGACTATCCAGGGCGCCGGGAAACGGCTCGGTCGGCTTTCCGACCTGATGCGTTCGCTTGTTCGTTCGGTCGCCGCCTGCCCAGCCGGGCAAGATGTTGAAATAGCGCCGCTCCAGGATGCCGAATATGCCCTCGATTGTCTTGGCGGAAGCGTTGTACCGTTTTGCCCGGATTACTTGTGAATTGCGATCCTCAAAATTGTAATCGATGCGTGCGACCAGCTTGAGTGCATCGTCAACAAATTCAGGCCATCGATATTCCGAGCCGTTATCCAGATAGAGCGACTGCGGCATCCCCCATGCTGTGACCATCCGTATAAAGCTGGCGATGACATCCGCATTGCGGATGCCTTCGCCTTTGTCCAGCAGCACGAGGTCTAACCATATCCGCTTCGTTGCTTGATCGAGCCACGCGATAGCTTTAGGCCATGCTTCGGAACCGTCCTGCCGGCGCATGACGATATCGAGATGATGAACGTCGCCCACGATAATTTCGTTGGGCTGAAGGCCATCGATTGTACGGAGCACACGCGGTTTTGCGTCTTCGTGAGCCTTCCGGTTTTTGTCGAAGATCGCGACCTTACGGTATTTTTTCTCGACATCGATAAAGCGGCGCGGCAGTTCAAACACCTTTGGCGGAAGCTCGTTTGCGCCGTCCGCGCTGGCGGCAACCGTCAACTCGCGAAGTTGATGGTTTGCCAGAGTTTTCACGACGGTCCGCGACGTGTCCTTGGCGAGTAATCCGCGAACGTATTTGCGAATATCGCCGGCAATCCGCGAGCGCGTGATGGGATCGAGCGAGACTGCGCCATCCCATGCTTTCGATATAGCGACCCGATTTGTGTTTTTGTCCCGGCGGCTGTGGCGAACGAATGCTCGCGCGCCCTTCAGATCATAGGCCGCCAGCCAGCGTTCGACCGTGCGAGTCGAAAGCTTCTTGGGCTTGCCGTTCCAGTCGGTGTGGGGCCGCGAGACGATGGCCTCGATCGCTGCGCGGCGCTCTGATGAGCGCGGGGGATGTGCTAGCGCCGGCGAAAGGATCAGAGAAAACCAGTTGTGCTTTGCCGAACTGCGGTCAGCAATCCGGGAGACCGGATGTTCAACGATTGCGAAATGAGCCTTCAAACGCTGTTGAAGGTCGGCGGGAAGGGAGGCGGCTAGAACAACATAAGATTGACCAGCACGGCCTCCTCGTCCTGCTACGGTCTCAATGGTGAGTTTTGTGCCCCGCCACGGTTTACCATCGAGCGCGCGGGCGAATGCATGCCGCGCCTTCCGTTCGGATATCCCTGCAAGGGAAGCAAAATCCGCTGTTGTGAGTGAGGTGGACATTAAGCAGCGTCTACAAGCGGACGGAACGTCAAATCGCGGGGTTTTGTCTTCAAGCCGAGGTCAACCGCGATTCTGTGCCCGATTCCCCGAGTGCATTTTCTGCGACCGTTGAGGACCGCATAAACTGTCCGCAGCTTGTATCCGCGCGCTCTTGCCCATTCAGCAATGGAGACGCCTTCTGCCTCGAACTTGGCTTTCACTTGGTCTGAGGTCATCATGGCAACATCCCTGAATCGGATTGTTACCAATATGGTACAATATTGTTACCAAAATGTCTAATGTTACCGGCGCTCCCGATATCCACGACGCGCGTTTCGGCGCACGCGCAGTCGTTGAACGGCTCAAGGAAGCATTGGGAGCTTCATCCGATGCGGCTCTTGCGAGAGAGCTTCGAACGTCACAACAGACGATATCAAAGTGGAAAACGCGAAATTCCGTCCCGTATGCTGAGGCGGTGTATGTGTCGCTCAGCAAAGGCGTCTCGTTAGATTTTCTATTAGGCGGAAATGGGAGTGCCGCCTCATCACGGCTTCCGTCGAATCTTGATCCCGAATTCATTCGAGTGGCACTTCAACTTCTTGTCCGCGCCGGGCTTCTGGCTGTGCCTAAAGGTCGTAAGCCCGAAGAGTCACTTGCGGCGGCGGCAGCTTCGATCTCGGCTCAATATGAGCGAGCTGAAAAGGCAATGTGCGAACTTGTCATACAAAACGGATTGAGTCTCCTAGACGCCAGAAAAGCTGCGATCGTTGCGATCGAGATGATTGATGCAGAGCTTTCAGCGTTACAATCAAAGTGAAAGGGTCCGCAATGGGTCCTCAATCGAACGCGCAAGTTCACTTGTCATCCGATTAGGGTCCGCAATCAGGCTACAGAAGTCCCCGTTCTATAGGCACTTCCCACATAACCAGAATTATTTGACGCATCCAGTTTGCCTCAATCGGATACGCGACTATTGCGGGCGATCCTCAATCAACGGAATCAATTACTTAGTTGATTTCGTCGCCATTTAATTCTGGCAAGTCACCGCCAAAAAGCGAATGCCGCTACAGCGAACGGAGACACTACCCGCCATCCCAAAAAGAACATATTGCGAACCGAGAACAAATAGGGTACATTAATCCAATCGGAACTCACCGATTCCGGTCCGCCGTCCTTGGGAAGCCGTTTGTCCGGCTGGCGAATCCCTTACATATGGAGCACCACTATGGCCCCCGCTGCCCTGCGTATCGTTGAAGGATCCTCCATGGACAAGACCAAGGCCCTGTCGGCCGCGCTCTCCCAGATCGAGCGCCAGTTCGGCAAGGGTTCCGTGATGAAGCTCGGCAAGAACGACCGCTCCATGGATGTCGAAACGATTTCCTCGGGCTCGCTCGGGCTGGACATCGCGCTCGGTGTCGGCGGCCTGCCGAAGGGCCGCGTGGTCGAGATTTACGGGCCGGAATCCTCCGGCAAGACCACGCTGGCGCTGCACACGGTGGCCGAGGCCCAGAAGAAGGGCGGCATCTGCGCCTTTATCGACGCCGAACACGCGCTCGATCCGGTCTATGCCCGCAAGCTCGGCGTCAATGTCGATGAACTCCTGATTTCGCAGCCCGACCACGGCGAGCAGGCGCTGGAAATCGCCGACACGCTGGTGCGCTCCGGCGCGGTGGACGTCCTTGTGGTGGACTCGGTGGCGGCGCTGGTGCCGCGCG